TGCTGCACTGCGCCAGTCTCCAAGACATCCGACAACGAACACACGACGGCGTCGCTGGGCCACTCCAAAGTATTGAGCGTCCAGCACTCGGTAAGCGAACCCGTACCCGAGTTCTGCCACCGCCCCGAGGAAGGAGCCAAAATCCCTTCCTCCAGATGAACTGAGGACGCCCGGTACGTTTTCCCAGACAAACCATTTGGGCTTAAAGCGGTCAAGAATTCCGCAATAGACGAGGGCGAGGTTTCCTCGGGGGTCTTCAAGACCTTTGCGTAACCCGGCGACGCTAAAGGACTGACAAGGGGTTCCTCCGACAAGAAGGTCAACTGGGTGCTCAAAATTCCACTCCTTATATTTGGTCATGTCGCCCACGTTTGGGACTGATGGGTAGTGATGCGCCAAGACCTCAGACGGGAATGGCTCAATCTCTGAAAATGCAAGGGGAGACCACCCCAGCGTGTGCCACGCCACGGTCGCTGCCTCAATGCCACTGCACACGCTTAGGTATCTCATTGCTGCAAAGCCCCTTTTATTTTCGGTTTTGCCAAGGCTTTGCGGCTTTCGCAACATCTGGCGCAGAGGAAGGGCGTGCGAGCGGTGCCGCGATGGTCTTGAGCGACGAGGTGTACTTGACGCGATTGCGCGTCGGGTCGTTCTTCTCAAGGCCCACACCGATCACAAGCGACGAGCCAATCAGCTCGTCCGTGTCGCCGCAGCTGGGCTTGCCCAATGTGGCCAGGCAAAGCTTGGCAAACTGCTGCTCACCAATCTCCTGGGCCTTCGGGTTTGAATTGACCAGGTTGTAATTGGCCCAGACCTTTCGATCGGCGTACTCACCACCGGTGATCAAGTACTCCACCGAAACGTAGTAGCCAGTGCCGGTCTTTGTTTCGCGGTAGTCGGCGTCGGTGATCGTCGCGTCGTACTCGCCATCGGGTAATGGCTTGCGATCGAAGTCGTTGTTGTTAAGCTCTTCGACGTCGCCGCCGTATGTAAATCCGAGTTTTGCCATTTAAGTTTCCTCTTCGTGTTTAAAGTTAGGCGCTTAGACGCGCGGACAATTGCTCTGAAAATGCGTCCCACGAAAGTGGGCAGTCCTCCAGACCAAATCGATTACCACTCGGGTACGCTGGGTGCGCCTCGAGGTACAGCATGCGTTCGCCAGTCTTTAGCGCTTTGGTTTCTTTGTTGCCAAACCCTGCATCTGTTTTCTTGATCGCAATACGGTGGGCAGCAAAGCCAACGATGTCGGCCCACTCTTCGACCAGGGCAGAGGCGCGGTTGTGCAGCTTGAGAACCCAGGCGTCATAACCCTCATGCGTGGGCGACTCGATGCGCTGCTGCTTAACGTGACAGATCAGAATCACGCCCATGCCACGCTCGCGGCGTAAAGCCTCAAGCCCATCGAGCAGGTTTTTCCACTCGGCTGCTGCCGCGACATAGCCCTTGCCAAAGCCTGGCGTCTCGATGTCCTTCCAGCCGTTGGCCTTGCAGACATGCGCCTGGATCAGTGGCTCACACCAGTCGAGGCTGTCGAGAAAGACGTTCTCGAACTTGTGATCGTCATTTAGTAGCGTGCCGATCGCGGAATAGATGTCGTCTAAAGACTGAGCAATCGGGAAGGCGTCGGCGTCAATGCCGCTCATGCCGTCTTCGGTCAATATGCCGATCGAGTTCGGCGCCATCGCGGCGAAGGTTGACTTGCCAATCTTGGGCTCGCCGGCCAGGAGGATCTTTGGCGCCTCCATGCGCTTGGTCTTGCTGATACTGCTTAAATCGAACGACATAGTTTCACTCCTCAATTTCAATAGAGACGCCAGTCTTCTGAGGCTTAACCTCAACAGCGCGGGCGATTTGGGACCAGAGCGCGGGTTGCTCTGAACGGATTTTTTTAAGGCGCGTCTCGTCAACCTTAAGCTCGAGGCGCAGTGGACGAATGTCGTCTGGCCAGCTCTCGGTCATCTCATCGAGCTTGATGCGGTCCACCTTGTAGGAAAGCTTGCCGACCGTGGTGATCTTGATGCCGTCACCGATGTCGGTCGTGGTGGAGCCCTCTTCCTTGGTGTTTACAAGCTTGACCAGCTGCTCCTCGACCGCAATGCGGCGCAGGTTGGCCAGGCGCTCATCGGTCTTAGCTGCGAGCCATTCGTTGGTTAATTCCTTAGCTGTTGGCATAATCTCAACACTCCATTAAAAACAATTAACGACAGGTGTGCCACCAGGCGCTATGCATACAGTGCAAAACCGGCCTGTGTTGTGGTCGTAGTAGGTAGTGCAGCTCTGTGCGATGGCGTCCACGCCAAAAAAGCACGCCGCGACGATCGATAAAGCTACAAAGGACTGCAAAAGAAAGCGGGCAAATTTGTTCATAATTTCCTCAGTGCAAAATTGCGCAGGCAAGGCCAACTACAAGCCGGTCTCGATCAAGCCACGCGACGTAGGGGCCATCAATCATCATTTGGCCGTAGATGCAATCGACTAGCTCGAAATCGTCCAGGACATGATGGTAGCCACTCAGGTGATACAGCCGCATCTCGTTAAAGAATTCCTCGCGGCCTTCCTGGTCAAACACCTCGATCATGTCCTGCGAGTCGCGGGTGTCGAGTTCGATCACATGTTCATACTGCATGACAATCTCCATAAGTCTTGTAGGCAGCTGGCATGAATCCCAGCTGCTCTACTTTATTCAAGACAGAACGAAATTTTTACTTCTTTAAATTCGATCTCGACCAGGTGCTCGATCTGTTGCCAGAGCAGCGGCATCTCTTGTCTAATTTTTCTGATCCTGTCTTCGTCCAGCACTGGGCCCAAGTAGGCGGGCTGGATCTCTGTGGGCCAGCTCATTGTCGCCATCATTAAGGCGCCTGGGTCGGCCCTGTAGGAGTACAGGCTTGTGGCCTGCATCCTTGTACCAATTGAGTCGAGCATCTTTATGCTCGCCTGAGCTTTCATTTTCTTTGCTTGTACTTCTAGTTCGTTTGCGGCTTTCAGCGCGTCAAATAATTCGTGCAAATCCATTTTCTGGGTTCCTGTGTTTTTGTTTAAATGAGGCAGCACAAGATATAGTTAAAACCAAACCGAAATTTCAAAAGCCTTAAACCAATTGTGATTCGATGCTAAAACCAGCAAAGTAGCCGAGCCACATGACCCCTACCATACCCAGCGCAAAACACACACCGCCCAGCCATGCGCCAAAAGGTATACGCTCCTGTGGTGCGTGATAGGTGTCTAAGCCGCTTGCCCTGCGTGTGAACTTCAAGGTGTGGTTTTGGTGCGAGTAATCGGGGAGGTGTCCCCAGTTGTCGTTGCGTGCCATTCTTGTGTTCTCCAAAAGTTAGGCGTTGTGGTTTTGAAAAAAGAAGTGATAAGAAATATTGATGGCCAACCAAGCGCAGCCAAGACCCAGAAATATTCCAAGCAAGCCATAGCTCGAGATGCCAATCGCAGCGCCTGCGATCGAGACCGTGATCACCAGGGCGTGCATGCAGACGTTCATAAAATTTTTGAATTTGGGGAAACTGCGGTAGAGCTCGGTCATGATTCCGTAGGCAAACATGACGATGGCTGTTGCGATGAGTGCGTCTTTCATTTCGTGTTCTCCGCTGTTAGGTGGGGCTTGCGCCCCCATTATTAAAAAATGTTGATGTTGATCGCGACAGAATTTGATCCTGCAAATTTTTTGTTTTTAATTTTTGGTTGATTCACGCCATCCCATTCCCATCGGTAATCGGGATAAGCCTCATGCGCTCTGTCCAAACTCTCTTTGTCTGTTGTCTTGCAAATGCTGCAAACGTAAATTGATGGAGTGGTTTTTGTGTAGATGTTTAGATATTTCATGTTGCTTTCTCCGTTTGTGTTTGTGTTGAACTGATGCCATTACAGCATGGCATTGAGAAAATCACAACAAAAAGAGGAATATTTATATTTATTGAAATTAGGGATCAATAGCTTTTAACTATTCCGTGGGGTGCTGCTATAGGGGGCGGATCCAGAGCACTGGGCTTGCCCAGGCGATGACCTGGTTCTCTAGGGGATCGGCCGTTGCATTTAGTGGGTAGATGTTGACTGTGTTGGCCTTGTACCCACGGCGTACCAGGCAGGTTAGGTGCTCCTGCTCGGTGAGCTGCACAAGCGCTGGGCGATCGATTACGTTCTGTCCCGTTGTCTTCTCGCCAGAGACAAAGACTAGCCATCCGTCTTGGCTTGCACCAGGCTGGCGTACCTGTAGGCAAAATGAATCAGCTGGCACATCGGCCGGGGCAATAGCGGTCTCGAGCGTCTTGTCATTAGAGAAAGTCACGCGTGACTTCTCGCCTATGAAACCTTTTATTTTTACCTTGCGAACGTCATCGGTGACATCGATGCCTGCGTGGCGCATGACCTCGGCCACAGAGACGTTGAAGATGTTGGCGATTTTGTGAACCTCGCCGGTGGTGATTTTCCGTCTGCCGCTTAACATCAACGTAACGGCCGAGGGATCCAGGTCAATCATTTTCGCCAGCGTGCGCTGCGAAATCTTGATGGCCTGAAGTCTTCCAATAAACCATTGCTTGTTGAACGAGTGCGGTTTTGTGTTCATGATCTTGTTTGTGTTTGACATTCCCGTGAGTGGATGTTTCGTGTCGATTTTACTACTCTATTGAGATATTAACAACCTATTAAAAATCATGGAAAAGATAGAACCCAAAACCCCGGCACAGATCGTTATTGCCGCGTTTGGCACCAACGCTGAGGTCTCTCGCATCCTTGACGTATCCAAGTCAACCATCACTCGGTGGGGGTACACAAAAGAAGAGGGCGGCACAAATGGCCTGGTGCCTCAGAAGCACTGGCCGGCATTGCTGTCTGCGGCTAAGCGCCGCCGGGTCAAGCTAAGCCTGCGCCAACTTGCTGGTCTTTGATATTCCCATAGCGTTGTTAAAAAAGCAATGAGATAAGAAAATGACAACGGCGGTCGGCACTCACGCACTGATCATGCATTGAGCTGGGTCTTCACTCTCCCTCCCCGAGCCGACCGCCACCTGAAGTAGATGGGAGAACAAGTGCAAAGAAAAAAGGGGAGTGATCAATGTCCGCTGTACTTCAAGAAGAGCCATCACCAGTGATCAGATATTCGCTTGGCGTGAGCCGGTTCGATGCGACGCCTAAGCAGTGCCAGGCTGCAGACTTTCAAGCGTTTCAAACCGAGGTTTTGTCCAAGCGAGCGGCCGTCAAGGGCTACACCTATATCTCGGCACCATTCAGTAATGGCCAGCGCTCCAAAGAGAGCGTAGAGCTCTCGCGATTCATCCCGATGGATTTCGATGGGATGCCAGGTGAGGAAGCATTCATAGAACTGCGCACCTGGTTGATCCCGTATTCAGCATTTGCTTACACCACCTCTAGTCACACCCCAGAATCCCCCAGGGCGCGAGCCATCCTTGAGGCATCCAGAGAGATGACCAGGGAAGAGAGGATCCGTGTGTGCATGGCTGTTCAAGCCAGGATTGAGCGCGACATACAAGGCATCAAGTTTGATGCGAGTGTGTATCGCGGCGAACAGCCTTTTTTTACACCTATGTTTACGTCGACCGATTACTTCTTCGAAGGCGAGCCGATCGACGTAGACGCCATGCTGGCCGAGGCGCCTGAGCTCAAGCCTGAGGGCGCAAGCACGGCCAAGAACCTGGCGCAGATATCGAGCACCGACCCTGTCCTGCGTGAGCTGCTTGCACGCAGCATGGTGAAGCGTGACCTGGGCGGGGGGCGCTTTGCTGTGCATTGCCCATGCGCCGACGAGCACTCGGGACCGAGCGAAAGTGAGACGGCCACCGTCTACACGCTGCCTAAGTTCAACGGCTTTGACTTCGGCAACTTCACTTGCTTGCATGACCACTGCAGGACGCGGCCACAGCACGCATTCACCCAGGCGCTAGACCTCGAGCACAACCAGGTCAGGGGCGAGCAGTCCAAGGTCCTGAATGTGGACCACAGCATCTTGATTCACAAGCAACAGGAAAAGATCCAGGTCCAAGCAGAAGAGCGTCGGGGGCGGTTCAGGTTCTTACGCGCAGCTGACTTGATGCGTGAGCAGCGCGTTGGCTGGCGTGTCCTGGATGTGATCCCCAGGCGCGGCCTGGTCGTGATGTGGGGCGCTCCAGGCTCAGGGAAGTCATTCGCCGCGTTCGACATCGGTGCAGCGATAGCGCGAGGCAATAAGTATCGCGGCAAGAGAGTCAAGAAAGGGCTGGTGCTTATCATCGCGGCCGAAGGCGACCTGACGTCCAGGACGATGGCCTACATCCGCGAGAACAACCTGGCCGAGGACGAGCTTGAGAACCTGCTCATCATGCAAAGAGCCGTCAACATGCTGGACCCGCACCAGGACATGGACGACCTGCTCGAGACCATGCAGATGGTGACAGACAGCGTGGGCGAGGAGCTCGCGCTAGTGATTGTCGACACGCTTAACCGGGTGATGCCAGGCGGCAATGAGAACGCCTCCGAAGATATGGGCGCCGTCATCAGCAACGCCAAGAAGATAGAAGAGCAGTTCCAGTGCGCCGTGATGTTTATCCATCACTCGGGCAAGGATGAGACCAAGGGCTCCAGAGGCCACTCGAGTCTGAAAGGCGCGATGGATGCCGAGATCAGCATCATCAGAAACGAGGACATCCGCACCTTCAGGATAGAAAAGCAAAAGGAAGGGCGCGACTACTACGACCTGTACAACTTCAAGTTGAAGACCATCGACCTGGGCGCGATGTCCGACTTCGACTCGGATGCCGAGGAGCATGAGCGCCTGACCAGCTGCGTGATTGAGGAGACCGATGAGGTGCCCGATCGCCAAGTCATCACAAAGAACACAGGAATCCTTCAGGCCGCGTTGCTGGCCTCAGAGACAGGCAACAGGGAAGACGTCCGACTCAAGTACTACGAGCTGCACACGGGGAACGCCGAGGCCAAGCGCAAAGCGTTTAACCGAGATTGGGGCAAGTACATGGGCGAGCTGGTTAACCGTAAGACAGGGGAAAGGGAATGAATGAGCGATTGCTAGAACTTGCTCTGCAGGCTGGGGCTCGAGAGTGCGATACAGGAGCCTTGATCACAGACGACATTGCCCTGACGCAATTTGCCGAGCTGGTGCGCCAAGACTTGTACCAAGTGATCGGCAAAAACGTGATTGAGCAGATCAATGGGGCAACGCAGATGGAGCGGAAGGCTTGCGCTCAGATCTGTTTAGTAATGGCGAGCAAAACTGAGGACATTCGGAGGGCTGCTTTGGAGGTTGCTGCTGAAAATATCCTGGCTCGAGGTGGTCAATGAGCGGGACATTGTGTCCCGGGACAGCGGGACAAACGAGACAAACATGTCCCGCAGACAACCAGGAAGGGCGGGACAAACGGGACATCTGTATATATACAGTGTCCGTGTCCCGCTCTGATGTCCCGGTCGGTAAGGATTCTTGAGGGGGTGGGTGCGATGTGGGTTTACTGGTTTGTGACGGTGTTGGCTTTGTCGTGTTTGGCTTGGCCTTACATCTTGGTGGCATTGATGCTTTAGCTTTTCCCGCATGTTGTGGAAAGTGCAAGGTGTGGTGAGAATGTCTTATCAATTAAAAATTGGGGTGAGATTGAGATGCAAGAGGGCGTGAGTACCCTGGAAAGGGAGGGCAAGGAAAAAAAAGGGAAAGGATCCTCTCCCGCGTCCTTAGCAAACCTGACGGCGCGAGGCCGACCGCCTGGCACGCCCAACAAAGTCACGCGATCGATACGGCAGGCCGTCATGGACTCGATCGAACCAGGCAAGTGTCACCCAGACGGCCTGGCTGGCTGGCTCATAGAGCGAGCCCTGGGCGGCATCGAGGACAGGAAGATCTACGCGGCGGTCGTCAGCAGGGTGATACCCATCGAGATCACCGGCGAAGGGGGCGGCGCAGTCAAGGTCGACCTCGGCTGGTTGGCCGGCCGAAAGATAGGCGGCGATGTCATTGACATCACACCAGCTACACAAACGAGCGGAGAGCAAGCAACGACGCGGCTGGCTACGGATTTTCAATCCGAAGCACCTATCGCCGGCGGCATGCCAGGCGTCAACCAGGTGAGAGCAGGTGAGTAAGCCTCGAGCTCTAGCCCTGTGCCTGGCCATGCGTGCTGCCCGTGCCCGTGCCCTCGGGCTCCGGCCTTTTGACCCCCACCCCCCCTCGATCGGCAGGTGGGGGGCGGGGTCTGGCACTGGGTCCCCCCCACCCCGTATCCAATACCCCAAGAAAAGTGTTTCAGGAATCTCAACACAATGACCACCTCATGCGCAATCCCAGGATGTAACCACCCGTCAACTCCATGCACTGGCGCATGCACTCGGATGATCGAAGAGATCCGAGAGACGCTACGCAGCACCCCACAAACAAACATCCCAGGCTTTGAGGCACCGCCCGCGAGCGCCTTGGCCACACAGGTCGGCGGCGATCACTACAAGAAGCTCAAGATCCAGCCGATGGAGTACAGCATGGTCAACAACCTGGACGCGTGCCAGCACACGGCGATCAAGTACATCACGCGCTTTCGCGACAAGGGCGGCATTGCAGATCTGCACAAAGCCAAGCATGTGATCGACATGCTCATCGAGTTTGAGGGCAAAGGGCTTTGAAGCTTTCCGAATATGTCCCCCGAAGCTGCTTTCTTCCACTACATAACCGCGACAAGCGCTGGGCAGTGGTGGTCGCCCACCGACGCGCCGGCAAGACCGTGGGCATGTGCGTCGACCTGGTTATCACGGCACTCGACTGCCCACACCCCCGCCCCCAGGTCGCCTACCTCGCACCGTTCCGCGAGCAAGCGAAGAAAGTAGCGTGGGAATATCTCAAGCTTCTGACCAAGGAGTACCAAAGCAAGAAGCCCAACGAGACTGAGTTGAAGATCACGATCCACAACGCACGCGGCGATGAATCGACCATCTTCGTAGGCGGCGCGGACAACCCAGACAGCATGCGAGGCCTCTACCTGGACGCCGTGGTGCTCGACGAAACCGGCCAGATTCGACCTAGCACCTGGTACTCCGTCTTGAGACCGGCCTTATCCGACAGAAAGGGCTGGGCCATCTTTGCGGGGACACCGGCTGGGCGCAACTTTTTCTGGAACATGCGCGAAGAGGCCAGGCTCAACCCTAAGACGCACCTCCTGCTTGAGCTCCCGGCCTCCAAAACCGGAATTTTGGACGAGCAGGAATTGGCCGACGCTCGAGCGGCAATGACCGAAGACAGCTACCGGGTCGAATTTGAGTGCGATTTCACAGCGGCCGTGCCTGGCGCCTTCTACGCCAAAGACTTGGACAAAGCTCAGGACGAAGGTCGCATCGCCTACATGGAGCGCGACCCCGAGATGCCGGTGAACGTCGTGGGCGACTTGGGTTTTACGGACTCCTGCAGCTGGTGGGTGTGGCAAGACAGACCCAACGGCATCGCCGTGGTCGACTTCTACGAAGCGGACTCAAGACCCATCGGCCATTACATCGATTGGATCCGGTCTCTGGGCAAAGTCAAAGATGTTTTTCTGCCGCACGATGCACGCGCAAAGTCCTTGCAGACCGGCAAGTCGATGATCGAGACCTTTATCTCCAACGGCATCATCCCCAAGCTTGTGCCCGAGCTCAGTGTTCTGGACGGCATCGAAGCCGCACGCCAGACCTTGCAATACACCTGGTTTGACCAGGAGAAATGCTACGACGGCATCGAGCACCTGAGGGGCTACTCCCGCGAGTGGGACGAAAAAAACCAGATCTACAGAAGCAGACCCAAGCACGACCAGCACTCGCATGCTGCAGATGCGTTCCGCTATCTCGCTTTGTCCACAGTGAGGCGAAATTCCCAACGCGTTGACGGAAAAGCAAGTAGCGGGTTAAAACCACAACAGACACAAGGGGCTCATTACGCCTTCTCGTTGGAAGACATCTGGGACTGCGCCCCCATCAAGAGCACCCGAATCGGATGACACACCATTTACATGAGGCCGCGTGATGGCTGAAGACAAGATAGAGAAGGCAAGCCAGTTTGGCGACGAGCCATCGGGCAAGCAACGCCTTTGGCTCACCGAAATTCAGGCGGCTGAAAAGGACATCGAGAAATTTCTTAAAGACGCCAAGAGAATCAACCGGCGTTACCTCGATAAGCGTGATGCAAACGAAGAGGGCGAAAGCCGAGTCAATATTTTTTGGTCAACGATCCAGGTCGTCCTGGCTACCGTCTATTCGCGGCCACCAAAGGCTGACGTTTCGCGCTTGTACAAGGACCCCGACGATGATGTCGGTCGCGTGGCCAGCGAAATGCTGCAGCGAATCCTCAACAACGAGATCGAGCAAGACGGCAGCGACTTTGATGCAAGCGCCCGACACGCGATTCAAGACTATTTGATCGTTGGCGAAGGCCAACTCTGGAACCGCTACGAGGCCAACACCCAGACCGAGACGGTCCCGGCGACATTTGATGAAATGGGCAATGAGCTCGAGCCCGAGCAGCAGTTCGAGCGGCTCTTGCACGAAGACGCGATCACCGAGTGGGTCTCTTACGACGATTTTCTTTACTCCCCGGCTCGCGTCTGGGAGGAAGTGCGCTGGGTAGCACGCCGTGTCTACATGACGCGCGACGCCCTAGTTGCGAGGTTTGGCGAGGAAATCGGAAATGCTGTGCCATTGGTCTCGCAGAAGACAACCAAGAAGGGCTACAGCAACGAAGTCAAGAACGACCCCTGGCAAAAGGGCGAAGTCTGGGAAATCTGGTGCAAAGAGAGCAAGCACGTTTACTGGCTCTCCAAGGGAATGGACAAGCTGCTCGATGAGCGCCCCGATCCCCTTGGTCTTGAGAACTTTTTCCCGTGCGGCCAGCCTCTCATGGCCAACCTCACGACGGCCAACCTTATTGCCCGCGCCGACTTCATCATGGCGCAGGATCAGTTCGATGAACTTGATGAGATCAACACCCGAATCAAGTACCTGACCCGTGCCGCGAAGATTGTCGGCGTGTACGACAAAGCAGCCGGCGACTCTGTCGGTCGCATGTTCCAGCAGGCCGCAGAAAATCAGCTAATCCCGGTTGATAACTGGGCGATGTTTGCTGAGTCGGGTGGCGTCAAGGGCAAAGTCGACTGGGTGCCTCTGGATCAGATCACAAACGCGATTGATCACCTGCGCGTGTACCGCTCGGACAAAGTCCAACAGATCTACGAGGTGCTAGGCATCTCCGACATCATGCGCGGAGCAAGTAAGGCCTCGGAGACCGCAGCAGCTCAACAGATCAAGGCCTCGTTCGGCTCGACCCGCTTGCAGCTCAAGCAGTTCTTCGTTGCGCAGTTCATCCAGACGGCGTTGCAGATCAAAGCCGAAATTATCATGAAGCACTTCACGCCTGAGACGATTCTCATGCGCTCGAATGTGCAGTTCAGCCCCGACAAAGCATTGGCACCGCAGGCCGTTCAGCTCCTCAAAGAGCCAGTGGCCAGCCGCTACCGCGTAGTCGTGCAGTCTGACTCGATGGCGGCGATTGACTGGGCAGCGGAGCGCGAGTCCCGCATGGAGTTCTTAAACGGCCTGGGCGCATTCCTCAATGCGTCGATGCCGATGGCTCAGGCAATGCCAGGCTCGGCGCCTTTCCTCTTGCGCATGATCCAGTGGGGCATGTCTGCCTTCAAAGGTAGCCAGCAAATCGAGGGCATCCTCGACCAGGCAATTTCGGCGCTTGAGCAAAAGAGCAAAGAGCCTCCAGCGCCCCCAAGCCCCGAGCAAATGGCCGACGTCGAAGAGAAGCGCTCGGCCTCGATGGAGAAACGCGCGGGCGCTGTCAAGGATCTAGCCGATGCAATGGAGAAGATGGCCATGATCGGCATGCCTCTTCCTATTCCGCTCGAGACGATTGTCGATGGTGGCCTCATGGGCGCCGGTGGCGAGACTGTTCAGAACCTCATGGGCAAGCTCGAGCAGCTTGCGGTGGGCGTGGCCTCGCCAAAACGCGTCGTGCGCGATCAAATCGGCAAGGTCATAGGTGTGGAGCCAGTGCAGGGCCAAACGCCTCCCCAGGCGCCTCCTATGCAGCCAGCGGCCCCTATCCAACAGCCTTCACCCGTCGGGCAGCTGTCCCAGAGGATTGATCAGCTGGCCGCGATGATGTCTGCGCCCAAGAAAGTAGTCCGAGATCAAACAGGCAAGGTGGTCGGAGTGGCACCGGCATTACCTCAAATGCCTGCGCAGGGATTGCCTGCACAAGCACCGATGCCTCAACCCCCATTACCTGCAGGAGCACCCAATGCCTGATTACAACACCGCCCTCCGAAACGCTCGGATGGAGCTCGTTAACACCGCTGCATCTGGCGGCACACTCACTCTCTACACCGGCCCGAAGCCTGCGGCTGGTGGTGCTGCGACGACTTCCCTTGGTGCCTTTGATTTGTCAACGCCAGCCGGCACTGTTTCCGGTGGTGTTCTGACCTTTACAGATCCCTCAGACATCGAGGTCGTGGCCAATGGAACAGCCGTCTGGGCACGCATCGCCGATTCAAGTGACGCCTGGGTTGGAGACTTCACTGTGTCGAACCTGAGCGGATCGGGCGAGATTCGTTTGACCGATGTGAACTTACTCACCGGCATGATCCTTGACGTTGTGACTCTGTCGATTACTGAGGGCAATCCATGACGATAAGTGCTCGCTGGGACGAGGGAGTATTTGGCGACAGCCAATGGGACACCCTTGTTCAGCAAGTGACCGGCGACATCGCTGAGGGGCCTGACAGCACCAACAGCGTTATCTCCCCAGTCTTTCGTCTTACGGGCAACATCGTTGAGGCACAGGATATTGCCTCGGGCTCGATCGACCTCCAAGATGTTTTTCTTGGCCTGGTCAATGAGTCCCCAGATGTTGTCTACAACGTCATCAACGTCAAGTACGCCTATCGCGGCGGCTGGGCTCCGCAATTCCATTACCGCCGCGAATGGGAGCCCGAGCCCGAGGTGCCAGTCGAGGAGCTCGCGATTGAAGTCGAGCTCGAGCCCGAGTTCATCCCGCAGCCCTTGCCGATCGATCCGACGGTGGCCAGGATGATCGAAATCATGATGCGCGGCCCACAAGTGGTCAGCACGGATGAGGATGACCTTGAGTCGATCCTCATGAACTTATAAGCAGGAGACCGCTTTGAAAGAAAAGATCGAACTACCCGCACCAAAGAACGCAATGCAAGAAGCGCTCATCAAGGCCTTGCGTGACCCTGCCAAGCTTGGCCGCTTTGTTCAGCAAGAGATTGAGGAAGAAGGCGATGAGATGGGCGAGTACCACGCTGGGATCATGCCCAAGGCTATGAGCAAGAAAGGGATGCCTGAAGCGAAAGAAGAAAATATGGAAGGCAAGAAGAAATGAAGCGTCGTTACATCCAGGACAAAAACACGTTGGAGCTTATTGAAGTAACCAATGACTTTGCGCCTGACAATCGTGTTGGTGATTCGGCATTATGGGGAGATTCCCACTACGCAAACACGACCGGCCCGAATGGTGAGGATTTGTCGAGCAGGTCAAAGCATCGTGCTTATCTCAAAGCTACCGGGCTAACAACGGTAGATGAATTTAAATCCGACTGGGCTCGGGCAAAGGAAGCCCGAGAGAACTATCACCGCAGCGGTGGCACCGTGTCGCGACAAGACGTCGCTCAAGCCATCGCGAGATTGAAAGGGTACTGAGATGGCCGAAGCAGAGATCAAAGCGACACCAGTCAAGCGTGACTGGGCTCTGAAAGTGTCTGAAGCATTGAGAAAAGCGCGAGACTTTGCGGATAACGCACGCGTGCCAGACGCCGTCCCGCTCTTAGGCGGCATGGGTGCTGGCGAGATCCTTATGGGTAAGGCGCCAGAGGGCTTTGAGAACCTTGCGTATGACATGCCGCTTACTCGCGGCAGTGGCTGGACAACACAGCTCAAACCCGAGACGCTGGACATGGCCTTCCTGGGCATGGACGCTCTGAGCGCTGGACAGCTTGCAAAAGCTGGCATCAAGCCCTTGGCCAAAGCAGCTGCAAAGCAAATCGACAACGCGATGGTCGAAGGCACTGGGCCACTGGCCAAAGTGCTTGAGCCGGTCGCGCCAAGCTTTGCAGTCGCGCCAGGCAAGAAAGGATTGACCTCAGTTCGCCAGGCAATCGAGGACGCAGAAGCGCAAATCGCTGCATCAAAAGCGGCCGGCGGTAAAGGCTATGTGGTCAACAAGGCAGAAGACCTCAAGATCCTGCCCAAGACCGAGTCGCCATACATCGAGACAGAGCAGTTCCTGCCAGAGCGGCAGAACCCTCGTAAGAAAGGCGGTGAGTACGTCTACAACGAGCGCACCGAAGAGCTGCTTGACAACCCCGCAGCACGACGCGCTGTCGAGCGCAACATGATGCGCGGTGACGCAATGGGTATGCGCGAGTGGTATGGCACCCGCCCCCTCTACGAGGCAGCAATGGACGCCGGCCAGACGCCCGATGAGTTTGCTCGCATGATGCAGCACCTCTCAAGCGCATCTCAGCGCAGCCCTGTGCCCGGTCAGATCAAGCGCGGCTCGGCTACTTGGGTCGCCGACAAACAAGGCTTGCTCACACCCGACGCGCCTGACTACAAACTCCCGTCAGGATACGGATCGCTCGCGCAAAAGGACATTATCAAGCGTGCGTATGAGATCGCCGCTGGTGAAGGTCTGGACGAAACCAAAAAGCTTGGCCGCTTCTATCAAAACCTGATGGGCAACTTGGAGCCGGTGACAGTCGACGTCATGGCGTTGCGCGGTCCAATCATGGCCACCAAGGACCCGAATTGGTTGGCAACGCAGCTGCGCGAGAAAAGCAACCTGACCGGCGAAGTAAAGACATATCGCCCGCGCCAGATGTTTGAGAGCGGCGAAATGACGATGAAGGAAGCGCTTAATCGCCCAGGCTTCTGGGAAGCCGCACCCAAGGGGGCCGAGTATGGAGCGTTTGAAGACTTCTACAGAAAGATCGCAGCCAAGCGTGGCATGGCGCCAGCTGAAGGCCAGGCCGTCGCCTGGTATGGCTCTGGCTCCGAGGCTGGTCTGCGCACGGCTCCACGCACGTTCATGCAGGCCGTTGAGGATCGCATCATTGACACGGCTGGCAAGCGAAACGAAACGTATCAGCAAGTCCTGGCTGACTTCCTACGCGGCAAAAAACCGTTGATGGGCGTCGGTGCTGGCGTTGGCATTGGTGCCAACCAGGACAGCGAACTTGAAGTAATGCCGTAAACAAAAAAAAGGAAAATCCTATGGAAAACACCACCTCATTACGCGAGAGCTTAGAAGAAGCGATGGGCGAATCAGAAGCGCCCGCGCAGAACGACTCGCAGCTTGAAACCTCTGCTGCACCCGAACCGTCCCAAACGGTGAGCAGTGATCCTGCGCCGGCAGCGGCCCAGGAGAGTGAGACAGCGGCACCCGAGGGGGAAACTCCTCGGGAAAGTCGCGAACGCGATCCCTCTGGCAAGTTTGCAAAGAAGCCCGACGAAGGCATCCAGCCTGGTCCGAAGTCTGAGCCCAAGGCAAATCGCGAGGAGCGTGCTCCGCAGTCCTGGAAGCCAGAGACACGCCAACACTGGCAGTCATTGCCGGCTGAGGTCCGTGGCGAAATCGCTCGCCGCGAAGGTGAGTTCACTCGAGTGATGCAGGAGACGGCCGAGTCGCGCAAGATGGCTGAGGCCTTTCAGCGCACCATCGCCCCCTACGAGCATTTCATTCGTGCAGAGAACAGCAATCCATTCCAGGCCATCGACAACCTGATGGCCACAGCGGCCAGGCTGCGCACCAGCACGGCACCCGAGCTCGCAGGACTAGTTTCACAAATCATCAACCAGTACGGCGTTGGCCGCTTTGGCAAAGGATTCATTGAAACGCTGGACCATGCTCTCGTTGGGCAGACCCCACAAGAAGATCCTCGTGAAGTGATGATGCGACAAAAGCTTGAGCAGGAAATTGCTCCGGTTAAGCAGTTCATGAACCAGTTCCAGCAAATGCAACAAATGCAAGAGCAGCAGATGCAAGGGCAGGCCGGCAATGAAGTGCAAGGTTTTCTAGCAAACCATGAGTTTGCGATGGACGTCAAAGACGACATGGCCGACTTGATCGAAATGGCTCACAGACGTGGCCGAGAACTCTCACTGGAGGAGGCTTATGACAAAGCCTGTAGGTCGCACCCGTCAATCGGCAAAATCCTTGCCAACCGTGACAAAGCCACGCAAGCCCAGAGCACCAACCAGGTCGCGCAAAGAGCCAGAGCCGCCTCAGTCAGCGTCTCAGGAGCTCCGTCCGGTGGGTCTAATAGCTCTAGTGCGGCAGATCTTCGGTCGGCGTTAGAAAGCGCCTGGGCACAGAACGGGCGTTAAGAAAGTCGCGAGGGTAATTCCCTCGCGTTGTCACTATCTATACCTGATGTTAAAACATCAATACGCACTGATGCGAACCTACGGGCCATCCACAGTGATGCTTTGAGTAGTAAGCGGTTGTCGGCAGTGAGCCACCGCAACGCAGGACTCCATAGAGCCACCAGCGACGGACTCCAGAGAAAGACAGCCAAAGAGACCGGCGTCAAGCCAATCCCTTTTTGTCTAATTCATTAGGAGTTCCAAAATGGCATTTGCCAATCCCTCAGTTAGCGACATCGTCGCAACGACCATTCAGTCCCGTTCGCGTCAAATCGCAGACAACGTCACCAAGAACAACGCCATCCTTCAGCGCCTAAATCAGCGCGGCAAAGTTCGCACGTTCTCTGGCGGTAACGTCATCCTCGAAGAACTCTCTTTTGCCGAGAACCCAAACGCTGGTTTTTACAGCGGCTACGACCTGTTGCCTGTTGCCGCAGCTGACGTTATCAGCGCAGCCGAGTACCAGATCAAGCAGTTCGCAGTGCCTGTCGTAATCAGCGGCCTCGAGCAGCTGCAGAACGCTGGACGCGAGCAGATGATCGACTTGATGGAAGCACGCATCAACGTCGCTGAAAGCACGATGGCTAACCAACTCTCGACCTCGATCTACTCCGACGGCACCGGCGACGGTGGCAAGGAAGTAACCGGACTCGACGCTGCTGTGCCCACCAATCCAGCCACAGGCACCTACGGTGGAATCAACCGTGCAACCTGGTCCTTCTGGCGCTCAGGCAAGTTCGATGCAGCTACCGATGGCGGCGCAGCGATCTCCTCAAGCAACATCCAGACATACATGAACGCACTGTGGGCCAAGCTGGTTCGCGGCAGCGATCGTCCTGACCTGATCGTCATGGACAACGTCATGTGGTCGTACTACATGGGTTCGTTGCAGCCACAGCAGCGCTTTACTGATCCTGCTTCTGCAAACCTCGGCTTCCCCACGATTAAGTTCATGGACGCTGACGTTGTGCTCGACGGCGGTATCGGCGGCGCATGTCCTGCAAAGACTGCGTTCTTCTTGAACACCAAGTACATCTCCTGGCGCCCTCACCGTGACCGCAACATGGTTCCGCTGTCACCTGATCGTCGCTACTCCATTAACCAGGACGCCGAGGTTCAGATCTTAGCGTGGGCTGGAAATTTGACATGTAGTGGTGCGCAGTTCCAGGGTCGCTTGTTTGACACCACGGCCTAACAAGAAGCTCTCCAGGTGGTGAGCATCCTTAGCACAGCCTTCTTCGATTACTCGTAGGGGCTGTGCGCTTTTTGGAGATACGAAATGGCAGCAACATTTTCAGCAGCACCCGCATCCAAGATCCACGACATCACTGCGTCACAGGCTACTGGTGCGGTATCGACCGGGATTGGATACCCATCCCCGACGGCAGTAACCGGCGATGTAATCGCTGACTCGCGGATCGGCGGCACGGCATTTAACCTCACGGTTCGTGCAGCCGCTCCAGCAACAACTTAGTAGTCCAAAACAAAGGGGGCCTCGATGCCCCCTTCTTTTAACAAGGAAAATCCATGATGAATACCACCCAGCGAGAAGTACGTCTTGACGACCTGCTTAACGATCCGTTCTCCCGCAATGACTCTGGTCTTGCCGGCGGCGTGCGTTCAGAAGATGACGCGCGTTTCCAGAACGACAAGAAACTGCATGTGCGCTTTTATGCACGGCCCGAAATGAACGCGGCGAAGTCGCGTGAAGCAGGACGCCCGATCTACGAAGAAGTTGATTTTGTTGAAATCATGGTCCCTGGCGATAAGCACAGCGTAATCGATCGCTTGGTGCGTAATCTCGATACGCGCCGCTTTTCGCGGCAATGGGCTGCGTACAAAGAAGGCAGGGCCGATCAGCAATCTGGCACTCCGCTCACCTCGTTGCCGTTCATGTCGGCATCAAAAGCCGAGGAATACAAGTTCTTCAACATCGTCACCGCAGAGCAGCTCGCTGCAGCGGCCGATGGCTCAAGCGCTGCCCAGGCAATTATGGGTTTTAACGGCGACAAGCAGAAAGCCAACGCCTACCTGCAAATGGCGGCAGGTAACGCCCCAATCCTTCAGATGCAGCAATCGCTTGAGGAAAAGGACAACCAGATCAGCGCCATGATGGAACAGATGAATCAAATGAATCAGCGCTTGATGGAGCTTTCACAGAAATCCAGCAAGAAAGCTGTGACAGCTGAGTAAAGGAAACCTGGATGCCAACCTATCAAACGCAAAGCTACTTGACGCTGCAGACAATCATTCAGTCTGTTTGCAAGATGGTTGGCTATCCAGTCGCGGTTGACCCCGCCGGCAGTACAGACCCTGCTGTGCAACAAATGGTCGAGGCTTTGAACATGTCTGGCGAGGACATGCTCAACTTGTACGGGTGGCAGCGCCTGTCGAAGCTATACGAGATTGATATCGTTGCTGAGTATCCTGGTCAGCTTGAGCGCTCGTTCGATCTTCCTGGTGACTTCTGGCAGTTCATCGACCAGACCCAGTGGAATGTCGACACGCGCCTACCTGCGATCGGCCCGATCTCTCCGCAAGCCTGGCAGCAGCTGCGCATCCGTATGCCAAAAGTCGTACTGACATTTCTATGGCAGATCCGCGACAGCAAGCTCTGGATTCAGGCGCCGCCATCAAGCTCGCAAAAGCTCTCGTTCTATTACCAGTCAAACGGCTGGGTGCAGGACGCTGACGACCCCACCGACTTCAAGAACTACGCCAACAAGAACGGTGACACGATTTTGTTGGACGGCTATTTGATGAAGCTTCTCACTCGAGTGAAATGGCTCGAGATGAAAGGCTTTGACTCTGCGGTCGCGATGCGTGACTTCCAGGTCAACTACGAGAACCGCAAGGGCAATGACGTCGGCGCTCAGGTGCTGAACATGGCACAGACGCAGGCCTTCCCGTATTTAAATACGGCAATCAATGCCCCTGACACGGGCTACGGCGGAGTGGGCTACTGATGCCTCTTGTACCTCTCGCAATGTACAAGACGCCACGGCGTGCGGCGCAAGCTCGCAACCACCAAGTCGCGGCTTTGCTCGCCCCTACCAAGGGGCTGAACTATCGCGACTCGTTTATTACGCTGGATCCGAAAGACGCTGTAGTCCTGAACAACTTTGTTGCGCGTCCTACTGGTGTGCAGCTGCGCGGCGGCTATCAAAAGCATGCCATTGGGCTTGGTGGCGCGGTTGCGTCGTTGATGCCTTACCTGGCTCAGAACCCGCTCAACAGCAAGCTTTTTGCGGCCGTTGGCGCTGAGATATTTGATGTCACGACAGCTGTGGATTCTCCATTGCCAGAAGAGACAACAACATCCACCGATGGAATTTGGAGTTCGTTGATGTTCTCGGGTGCTACCGAGAACTATCTTTGCATGACCAGCCCATCGGGCGGCTATTGGACATACGACTCGACAACGGGTTGGACTGATCGCGCTGCGGCAGTAACTGGCCTAACTGGCAACTTTGGATCGATTGCAGCATGGAAGCGCCGCCTTTGGTTTGGTGCAAACGGCACGGCCAAGGTCTACTACCTTGCTCCTAACGCACTCCAGGGCGCGGCCACTGAGCTTGATCTTGGACCATTGATGCAGCGTGGTGGCTCGATCGTAGCAATGGTCAATTGGACATACAACGCCGGCATCGACATCGATGATTACTTGGTCTTTTTTG